GCTAATCTTTTTTTTTCTCTATTATCAGCTGCTTTTTCATCCGCTAATTTTTTAGCCTCTTCTTCTAATTTTTTTTGATTATTTATTTCAAATTGATTATTATTATTATCATTATTATTATTATTATTACCACTTCCTCCTTCACCATCTGGTCCAGTGCCTTCGCCTCCAGCGTCTCCACCTTGACCATCTCCACCACCTTGATAACCGCCTGATCCTCCACCTGTTTCACCATAGCCTCCTCCATAACTTCCACCAACGTATGCACGTCTACCATCTCCTCCCATGATACCGCCGTAAGCAGCCATGGTCCGTGGTTCTTGCATCATGCTTCCAATACCTTCGTTCATTTCCATTGGAGTATCACCCATACCACCTTGTTCATTAGAACTCATTTGCGCTTCCGCTGCAATTTGTTCTAAAAATTCTTGCATGGACATTGGTTGTATTCCTTGTTCCATCATGTCATCAACATATGCATCATACTCTTCTTCTAGTTGAGCCATTTGAAACTCTTGCATTTTTTGTTGATCTTCTTGTGGTGATTTAGGTCCTTGATTACCTGAATAGGTAATTTCCGGTGCGCCTACATCTAGTGATTCTAATCCTGTTTTCATATAATTTTTTAAGTTAGTTTTAAAAGCAGGAATTTAACCTGTGGTTTCTTACATTACCTGTTTTTTTCAGGTAAATCAAGCTATGTTGTAACAACTCTTTTCTTAACTTCTAAGGCAGATAACACTACATGTAACCTATTTGCTGTAGCTGCTGTTACTTTTAATATCTCATTTTCTTCTACCACTAATGGAGCAGTTAACAGTTCTACTGTGGCGTTAGCACCAATTGTTTTTGTTTTAAATAGATTAAAAACAGCTGCCGAAACATCTGTTATTGTAACAGTTATTGTATCAGCGTTTCCTGAATCTTCAGACACCAATATAGATTTAACTATAGAAGTTGTAGCTGATGGTACTGTATATAAAGCTGTAGCTGATGTTGCAGTTAAGTCTAATTTTTTATTTGTAAATGTATTAGCCAAAGTAATATGCCTCCGCTTCCGCTTCTTCTTTTAAATCTTCTTGAAAAGTTGTATTTAATTTTTGCACTATACTATCTATATCTCTGTTAAAAGACAACTGTATTTGTTGATCATAATCTTTTGCAGGTAGTGTTAACGATTGTACAATCCTAGCCATTACCTTCTACCATCCGGTTGTATATCTAATCTAAATGTACCTAGTTTCCAAAATTGACTGGTACTACTATTAGATATTTTTATAGCAACAGATCTAGCTCTAGCACGTGTGTCTATTTTCTGTGTTGCAGTGTTAACTGTAAAAGGCCCTAATGAAGAACTTACAGTAGAATCGTTTGGATAGTCTCTTAAATTTAATGTAACAACACTGTCTCCTGTTTGTGTTAAAAAATCAGGTAACACTCTTCTTATTTTCATAATAAATTCGCCATCACCATCTAAACCATTTGGACCTATATCAAAATCTCCAGATTCAATGTTAGCTAGGATAGCTGACGTTACTCCTTCTTTAATTTGATCTAACCCTTTTTCGTGTTCAAAATATGTTGACACACCATCGGTGCATCCAACAACATGATCTTTGTTATTAGTAGGTGTTGTACCGCTTGCATCATATTCTGTTGCATGAGGTTGTCCAAATACTGCGGAATCTTTCCATGCAGTTCTTGCTAATGTTCCTGTTGTCCACACTGGTCTTTGTGGTGTTGAGTCAAGATAATTGTATCCTACCATACGGTTCACGGTTCCTGATCCAGAGTTAGGGTAGAACCATGTAACCTCACCAAACAAATTATTTAAACCTGCATTGATGTGTTGTTTAGGTATTGTATTAATATCATCGTAAACAAAATCTTCAACTAAACAAGGTAGTGATTCTAATTTACCTGTGTACCTAAAGAAACCATTTTCTGACATCCAGTATGCAGCGCCATCAACTTCAACTGCTGCGTTTTTACCAATCAATCCACAGTTAGTACCAACTTGTTGAAATGAGAATGTAAAAGGTGCACCGACAAATCTCATAATAAATAAGGATGTATCTGTCCAAACATATATTGCATCACGACCTCTAATTGCTCCTATAATTTTTGATCCATCTGCAAGTCTTTGAGTACCTGCCGTGTTAGTGGCCGAGGGTGCATATGATGTTGTTGTGTCAATATTTTCTTGGTCTGAAAATCTTATAAACATTTCGTCTTTTGTACTTGGTGTACCAATAGTTGTCTCTGTTCCAAAAAATATTAAATGTCTGTCCGGTGTAGATACTAAACTAAAAGCTGATGCTGTTGGAGCGTTTGCTAATATTGTCGCTCTGGTGCTTGTTGCTATTAGTAAATCTGCATCCCATTCAAATGTTTCTGCACCTGCAATAGTTGCAATAAGTTTATTACCAAAATTATCCAAGGACCATAGTCCTGGAGCTGTTATAATATCACCAGAAGTTGTACCATTCCATGAAAAATAATTTGATGCATCTGTAACTATGGCACCACTAGAATGAGCTGCAGCTGTTGTACCTAAAGCCCCTCTTGTCAAACCTGATAATGTTGTTCCAGGAGTATTCCCTGTATAAGTAATTAATTCATTATCTATAATAACAGTCCCTGAAGAAGGAAAAGAAGATGTACTTGCCATAGTAAAACTTGTTTGGGTAGCATTAATTGTTGAAGATAGTGTAGATGTAAATTGTCCTTGTTGCACACCTCCCCACGATCCAAGACCCCAACCTGCTGTTGCAACTTCAACTGCTGGTCCAACTGAATAGTAATGTTGTACTCTAATTCCTCCAGAAGTGCTAGCACCTGATCCTGTTTCTGCAGAAGGCATTGTAACAGTTAATGAAACGGATGTTGGAATAGATGTTACTTGAAATTTTTTGTCATCAAAATCTGAAGCAGAAAAATTAGAACCAGTTATAGTTGTAAAATTATCTAATAATATAATATCACCTTTGTCTGCATTATGTGGTGATGCAAAAGTTATTGTAACTGCAGTAGAATTATTGGTTGTGCTAAAAGCATTTGTTAATGTTGATGTAGATTTAATAGGGTGTATGTCATAAAAAATACCTCCTGAGTATACATATAAAATTCTATTAGTGCCTAACGCTGCGTATTTAATTCCTGTTTTATTTACAAAATGATGAATAGCTGTGTTACGTCCTGTAATATCAAAAGAACCTAATTGAGCCCAACCACCTATTTTTTCAGGTGTACCATATCTAAATCTAACATTGTCTCCACCTTTCCATTGGCCTTCGCCTCCAGTCGATGTAACTTGTTTATTAAATCCAGGTTGAAACCCTACTTTTTGTAACATAAATTAATCCCTAGTTTAAAATATACTAGAACCCTAGTTATATCAACATTTGTTATCTACAAGAGATTAAATGTACTATGATGCTGTGTATGCTTTACCAGCAGTAATAGCAGAATTAGAAGCAGCCATACTCTCATTAGTCCAAAAATCTTTAGCAACCATAAGCTCTAGGTGTTCAACATTTCTGTCAACACAAGCTTGTCTATCTTCAGCTGATTCATCAGCCATTTTAGATCCATCAATGATACCATTAATTAATGTTACTGAATGACCCATAGCTGTGTAATCTTGTGCTATATCTTCTGCCGTTTTTACTTCACTCATAATATTTTCTCCTTATATTGTTGCACATGCAACGATTTTAGTTTTATCAAGTTTTTTAAAATTATCAAGAATTAATTGAGGTTCTACCATATTATTTCTCGGGTCACTATCATTAAATTTAGCTTCATCCCACTTATCTTTCATATGAAATTGTAAGTTTTTATTATGAGAATAGCCAAATTGTGTCCAACGTGTGCTACCCCAAACAACGACACCTTGTTTATTTGCTGATGGTGAGAAGTGTTGTAGGCAACTATCAATAGCTACAAAGCCTTCTGCATCTTTCAACATTTCATGTAATTGTGTCCAATGTAGATCACATCTAATAGTATCATTATAATGTGGCTCGTTAGGTAAAACACAGTTGATAATAGTAGTATCAGGATATTCTTCTCTCAACATATTAACTACTTGTTGAGCTAGATATGGTTGGTAGTTTCTATTCGGATTAATATTTACATATTGATTATTAGCATTGTATCCCATTTGAGCTTGACCACCAGAGAATTGTATCATTATGTATTTACCAATCTCATTCTTGGTTAACCATTCTTTAACACTATCCTTATGATGTTCTGTGTATAATTTAGGGACCATAGACTTATCATATTCAACACCATGATGTTCACAGTAGCTTTCAATGATATGTTGTTTGCCAAATTGAAAATTAGATTTGTAAGGCTCACAGTAAAAAATATTATCAGATGCCATGATCCTTGGATCTGTTAAATGTAAAGTTTGTTCTAAAACTAATTTAACATCTGGGTTACTTGCAAAGCAACCAATGTAAGGTGTGTATATTTGTATTTCTGATTTTTCTTTTAGTTTAGGAATTAATGCACTAAATGTAGCACACTTACCAACTCCGCCTTCTACGACATACGTATTTAACATTTTATCCTCTTTCTTTATTTGTTTTTTAGTAATTCTATTTCTGCTTTAAGTTCTTTGATTGCATTAACTAATACTGGAACCATATTACCAGCTGTATATCCTAAATTTTCAGTATCTTTATTATCTATAATAACAGGATTTTCTCCTTCAAGTGCAAGAATATCTTGTGCTTTAAATCCATATCTTACATCTCCATGAGGTTTATCATTTTCTCTTGATTTTTTAAATTGAAATGAAATAGGTTCTAATTGATTAACAAAATTTAAACCATGTGGAACTATACCAAAATTAGTTTTATCTCTTAAATCAGAAGTTACTGTCCAATCAATTTTAATTTTTGCGTTTGTATGAGAATTATTACCTATTACAATAAAATTATTTGATGTTACTAGATTACCTACGGCATCTGTACCAGCAAGAACACCAAGTGCTATATTGTTATCTCCCTCTGTAAGATTACAGCCTGCACCACGACCTATTCCTATGTTACAAAAACCAATTGTATTACCTTTTAATGAATCAACTCCTACTCCTGTGTTACAACAACCTGTCGTATTAGAACCCATAGCATTCATTCCCACTGCTACGTTATAATTTGCTGTTGTGTTAGCATCCAAAGAATAAGCACCAACTGCCGTATTAAATTGTCCAGTAGAGTTTGTCAGTGCTTCATGTCCAATTGCTGTGTTGTTTGATCCTGTAGTGTTTTTACAACTTGCCGCATATCCAACAGCTGTATTAGCGGCACCTGTTGTATTTTTACATAAAGACTCTTTTCCTACAGCAGTGTTTGTTGCACCTGTAGTTGTTGCTCTCAAAGAACTATGACCTACTGCTGTGTTACCTTGTGCTGATGTATTTACTAATAAACTATAATGACCGATTGAAGTTAAATGAAAACCATTTAAATTTGCTGCAGCTGCTTGTTGACCTATAGCCAAGTTATCTCCTGCTGCATTATTTGCGTACAAAGCAGAAGCACCAATTGCTATATTAGTAGTATTCGTAGTGTTTGAAACTAATGCACTATCTCCAATTGCAATATTGTTTGAACCTGTAGTGTTAGCTGTTAAAGCATTTTTACCAACTGCAACACCTGATGCACCTGTTGTGTTACTTTTTAAAGCATCTAATCCAACTGCTACATTATTTGCAGCTGTTGTGTTTGAACATAAAGCCTGAATACCTACAGCTACATTACCTGCACCTGTTGTATTGCTTGTCATACTATAAGGACCAACTGATGTGTTATTGCCACCTGTCGTATTTGTACATAATGCTCTTCTACCAACTGCTACATTGTCTGCTCCAGTTGTAGTAAGTTTTAAAGCACTATTACCTAATGCTGTATTACCTTCTGGTGTTGTTGCAGTTGTTAAAGCACAAAATCCTAATGCAACATGACTATGACCTGATGTAAGAGCATCTCCTGCTAAAGCACCTACTGCTACATTACCAGCACCTGTTGTGTTAGCAAATAAAGCACAAGTACCTACTCCTGTATTATTATCTGCTGTTGTATTTGCATTTAAAGCACCTCTTCCTAAAGCTGTGTTAAAATCTCCTGTTGTATTCTTATTTAAAGCTACAAAACCAAGAGCAGTGTTTTCTGTTCCAGATGAGTTAGTATCCATAGCACAATGACCTACTG